TCACCTGTTACAACATCAGATGAGATAGAACTTCTGTTACCTTGTACTGCGGTCCATCCCACAATATTATACTCAGCTAACATAGATTCAAATCCTCTCATAACGTTGCCTTCTCCTGACCATTCATCGTTATATCTTCTTGCTGATTCAACACAATCAATATAATCTAAAACAATCATATCAGGTTTAAATCCTGTTGAGATTAAGTGTCTCACATAAGATTTAATGTGATTAACCGTAATCCCCTCAGAGGGAAACTTTCTAATAATTAAATCGTTTTCTCTTCCATCTGTTTTTTCTTTAATAACTTCAATCACACCCTCTTTATCATTAGAAAGTTGATTTAGTTCTATTCCACTCCAACAAGCAGCGTGCTTTCTTTTAATTACATCAGGAATATCCTCAAAAACGATTTGTAAAACATTTGACCCAACATTATAGGCCGTGTTGGCTATTTTAGTAAGTATGGTTGTTTTACCAACACCATAAGGAGCTAATACAACCCCTAACTCACCTCTTGATAGACCTCCATCGGTTAATTCATCAATACCACTTATTCCCGTAGGAATTGGATGCCTAAAGTCTTCTTCTAAAACTGTATCCCAACCTTCAGAAATAGAAGTTCCGTCATCTTTTTCAGCTCCAACGGATAGAGCTTCTTTCATAATTTCAGCACATTCTTCATACCTACCAAATTCACCATTATCGATGATTTTAGATATCTTATCATTTGCTTTCTTTAATTCTTGTTGTCTACAAAAATTTAAAGATTCTCTTTGAACGTACTCCCAATCCTCAACATCAAGATTTCTTATTTCTTTGGTTATTTCAAATACATAGTCTTGGGTTATCTTATCTTTTATTTCTACTTTTAAAATAGTTTCTAAGGTATCCCAAGCTGGTATTTTTTCAAACCTTTCGTAATAGTCTTTTATAGTTGCTATTATTAGTCTAAAATATTCATTATCAAAATACTTAGCGTGTACAATATCTATAAGTCTGTCTGCGAATTTTTTGTTGGCTGGGTGTAAAATTTGGTTTATTAATTCTGTCTGAAACTTGTATCCTAAATACCCTAGCGTTAACTCTTTACTCATATCCAACATTTAATAATAAATAATAAATTACAATGATATTCCGCAATATTCCACACTAAAATTTTCTCCAGAAAAAGTTTCTTGTATTTCTTTAATTAAAGAGGGGATTATTTTTCTAATGTCTACAGAATATCTTACTCTTTGTGGATAAACGTTACCAGTAAATCTTTTCTTTACGATAAGTTTATCATCTGTTTTAATCTCAAAATCAAAAACATCTTCATTTTCAAAAATGTCTTCTACAACTATTTCTTCTTGTGTTTGTTCTTTATAAGGGTTATAAGACTTATAAAGATAATCATAAGTTTTTGATTTTAAATCATTTTTTATCAATCTAACACACTCATCGATACAGTTTTTAGCTTCAATTGATTTTAATGAATTTGGGTTAAAATCTTTAACTGAAAAATATCTTTGTACAACAATATTACCATTAATGTACAATACAAATTCAAATTTTTTCATACTTTTTTCTTTTTAAAATTTAACTTTTCTTTTTTAATTAATTTAATAAATGGTTCCATAAAATTTAAATAACCGTTTTCACCACCAGGTAAAACATATATAACACCATCTTCCATCATCATTTTAAGAACATTTTTATACTCTCTACCTTCAGGGTCTAATGGTAATTCTACTAAATTTTTTATAGCTTCTCCAGCCTCTTCGGTTAATAATGGGTTATTTAAATCTATTATTTTTTGATTAACTTCATAAAAAGGACCTCTGTGAACACCTCTAGAAACCCCATTTAAAATATTATCAATTACTTTTAAAGGTTTATCACCTCTTTCTTTTTGGATTAGTTTACTTTGTTCGAATATTTCTTCTAAACTTACTTTACGTTCTTTTAATTGTGGAAAATGGTTTAGTAATGTATTTTCAGTTACACCATCAATTCCTTTAATATTATCTGAAGAACAACCTTCAATAATTTTTATTAAACCAGCGTTTTGATAATTGTGTTGGAAAAACCAACTGTAATTTCCAATACCTACTTCCATTTTTTTATCAGCTAAGAATATAGTTACTTCTTCGTTGATTAATTGGCACATATCTCTGTCATTAGTATAAATCATCACATCTTCTAGATGGTGTTTATTTAAACAATAAAAAGCTATTAAATCATCTGATTCAACATCTTCGTGTTCATATTGTCTAATAGAAAGATCTTCAGCGTACTGTTTTACACGTAACTTTTGGATTTCATATTCTTGATCAAAGAATCTTGGTCTGTTTTCTTTATACTCAGGATAATAATCTAGACGCAAAGTACCTCCACGTTCACCATCCCAAGTGATAACAACTTTTTCAATCTTATGTTCTATGATTATTTTACGTAAGGTACTGTAGAAAGCGAATATCCCACCAATGTGTTTGTCTTTATGGTAAACATTCTTAGCCCCGTTATAAGAACGTTTCATAAGAACGTTACCATCGACAATAAGTGTTTTTGTTCGCTTATTCCTTGTTTTAGGAGTTCGTAGACCCATTATTATTAAAATTAAAAGGTCCAACAATACTTTGACTAGTTATTTCTCTTTCGGTTAACTCTAATATACCCAAATCTAATAAAACATTTTTGTGTTCTTCTGTTAAAGTTTCACCTTGTGTTATCTTTTCAACACCATGTTGTAAAATATAATAAGCTGATAATTGATTCACACCATCTTCACAAAGAGCTTCTTTATTTAATTCTAATAATCTGTTATAATTAATTTTCATTTTTTTTAATTTAAACTAGTCCTTCAATATTTTCACTTTCCTCAACGTCAAAGTTAAGGTCAGTTTCATCCATTTCTTCCAAACCACTTTTAATAAACATATCAATCCAATAATCAGCGTACTCTTTCTTATATTTTTCTTCAGCTGCTTTTGAGTCTTCAATGAAATCATGTGGTGTTACAATAACTTTACCGTCTTGGTATCCGATACCGTTAACGTGATTTTTCAAAATAGATATTTTACTTCTAGTAGCGTAATTAATACTTCTACTATTTTTAGTGGCTTTCAACTTATTAGTTCCAGCGTTTTTTTGGTTACCAAATAAAAAGATTAGGGTACTATTTAAGTAAATAGCTTCACCACCTTTCATCTTAATTTTTGGTTGTCCGAATGGATTATCAGGTAGTTCAACCCAAGGTTGGTTAACAAATACAATTGTGTTTGTATGTGTATTTGTTTCTTTTCTAGAACCTGTAATTCTACCATTTAAACCCATCCCGATTTTATCTGCTAAAACTGATGCGTTATGCATCTTACCACCTTTGCCTTCAAAAGTCATTTTACAAGGAATTGAACCAACTGAATCCCATAAGAAACAAATATCCATAGGAGTACCATCATCATGTCTCCAATCTTCTTTTTCTTGTGTATCCAATACTTCGTTCATGTAATCCGTGATTTGTTCAATATAATCAAAATCATCACGGAAGACGAAGAATCCTGACCAATCGCCAGGAGACTCTTCTTCACATTCAAACCCCATCATTTTTGCGTGAGAGAAATTCCATTTCTTTTCCGTAATAATGAATACAGGTAAGATTCCATTTTTCTGACACCAAATAGCTGCTTTAATTAAAGCGGTTGTTTTTCCTGTATCAGAATGACCTAAAAAGACATTAAGATGACCAATTGCTGGTCCAGGTACTCCTGTAGCTTTTTGAAATACTTCTCCTAAATCAATAAATCTATCAGGTTTATATTTTGTTTTCGATGAAAATCTGTCTTTAACAGAATCAAAAGAAAACGATTTTTTCTTAATACTTTTAGCCATGTTTTTGTTTTTTTTAGAATGGTTCTTCGTCATCGTAGTCATCATCAGTCGTTGAAGATGAAACTACCGCTGTTTCTTTTTTAGGTGTTGTTGTTTTGAACGATGTTTCAGATTCAGAGTCATCACCTTTTGCTACAAATTTTTCAAGATTTTTGTCCCATTGTGGTGTTTCACCATCTGCAATTAATTGAACATAATCTAGGGGTTGTGCTTTGTAAATTTCTTTCCAAGAAGTTGTATCACCCATCCATTCTTTAGCTTGTGCTGATTTAGGGTCAGTTAAAACATTAGCGTCTTCTGCCATAATAGAAGTTATTTTTACATAACCTTTGTTGTCACGACCTAACATTAATGTAATATCTCTTCCTTCTCTTGGATCTGTAATATCACCTCTTTTTGTGAAAAGTGGAATAATTTTGTCTAAAGCTCCTTCACCTTTGTAGTTATGTGGGAATCTCCAAAATTTAACACCATCTTCTTCTTTGTTCCTATCAATCAGTCTTGTTAGATAGAATTTTTTAGCTGAATACTGAGTAGCTAACTCTTTGTCTGTTTTGTTTCCAGTTTCTTTCCAAGATTTGAAAAGTTCGTCAGAAACTTCACAAAGTGGACAATGTTCACCATCATTGTGTTTTCTACAATAGATTTTTCTCCATTTACCACCTACTTTAATAGAATGCCAATGTCCTTCATCAAATGGGGTTTCACCTTCTTTAATAACAGGATGAACATTTGTTTTAGGAGGCATAAGTCTAACAGTTAATTCACCGTTATCTACACCTTCTTCTAATCTTACAGCAAAGTACTTGCTGAAATCTTGTTCGTATGATGAACTACCTGAATTTCCACCAGATTTGTTGTTCTCATACTGTTTTGCAATTGCGTCGAGTACACTCATTTTACTTTTTTTTTAGTTAATAATTATTTTATTTTAAATATAATACATTTTATTAAATAGTAAAGATATAAAAACAAAAATGAGGGATATTAAACCCCTCATTATTTAATAAAATATTTAATAAATTATTATATAATATTTTTTCTTTTTCTAGATTCTGGTACAAAAGAACTTTTAATTTCTTCTTCACTATAAGAATCTTCTACTTCTCTTGGTGTTAAAACATATTCTGTTTTTTTACCGTTTTCTATGTCTTCTCCAGAAGAAATTCTATAATTTTTGTCGGTTGCTGCTTTTTCTTCCCAATAATCAGATAATTTTTGGTTAAAAGGGTAAGAATCTAATGAACGTAATTCTAATTTTTCTTCAGGTGTTTTAATATCTTGTTCTAATTTACCAATTTTTGAAGCTATTGTATCCATTTTTGTTAATTGTGCTTCAAGATTAGATAACTTATCTGTTAATGATTTTAAATAAGAACTATTTTCTTGTCCTACTGTTACAGCTTGTTGTGCCATTTCTTTAGCTTCATCAGAACCTTTAACTATAGCTGTAACGTCTATTTCTTCTACTTCTTCATCTTCTGCTTCAGCATCTTCTAAATCATCTGCTGCACTAAATTCACCAGCGGTACCAAATTCATCTTCTTCTTCACCTTCAGTTCCTTCTTCACCTTCAGTTCCTTCTGTATCTTCTGGTGAACCTTCATCACCAAAATCAAAATCACCTCCTTCTTCAGCTCCAGCTTCTTCAGCTTCTGGTTCTTCTTCAGCTCCAGCTTCTTCTTCAGGGTCTTGTTCTGTTAAGAAGTAACCTGGTGCTGTTTTACGTACTTTAGCTTCATTTATATTACCCAATGAAGGGTCATATCCTAAAAGTCTTTTAAATTTTTCTAAATCTTCGTTTATTCTATTA